TTTTGTTCCGATCACGGTTGCTACTTATCAGGACTTCGTCGCAGAGTTCGGTTCTACTGACGGCGAAAAGTTTGGACCTCTCGCGATGAACGAGTGGATGCGTAACGCTCGAGCGGGAACCTACATTAGGGTTCTAGGTGTTGGCGACGGAAAGCAGAGAAACTCTACTACAGGTATCGTTTCAAATGCAGGTTTCGTTGTGGGTGCACGCCAAGTTCGACAGACAGGTGAGTCTAGCGTTGGTTTGATGGGATCTACTAGTGAGACCCTAGAAACAATCGCAGGCGTTAACCCTTTCGCTATCCCAGCAAACACCACACAGGGTGCAGACGCTGCAGCCTTCGACCACACATCGGATAGGCCTCAGCCTCTTGGGAGAATGACATTCTTAGGATCACTTCTGAAGGATGCAAATAGCTCAGGACTCCTCGCTGACTCAGATATCTCTGATGCAACAGTTGGTGCAGCTGCAAAATTTACAGTCGCTGCAGGTAATGCTACTGCTACTGATACAATGTCAATTGGACAAAGTGTTAGGTTCGAAGACGCCGGCGGCGACGACAGAACTTATATGCTGGTTGATGTAACAAAAGCACACGTCAACGGAGCGCTCATTGGGGCAAACGGAGCAGTTGCGACCGGAAATATTATCGACGGTACAGCAGGAACTCGAGCAGGAGCTCTTAGCGTAGCGACGCTCGACGGATCATCTACAAGGAGCTTTACGATCAACACGCCGGCGACCTTAGGCGGCTCAGGCGGCGATGTTACAATTACTATTATCTCGGCCGTTGACGGACGCGAACAAGAAGCTAACAAGATCATGGTTGATGCAGCTGCAGCAGGCGATGTTGCCGGCGGAGTTGATCCCGCCGCTGCAAAGGCTCTTATCATTGCAGCTATTAACGGTGGTCATGGAAACGACGCTGAGGTTAAATACGCAAACGCCGGCGGCGGACAAAGCGGTGTTGCAGGTGTTACAGCATCTGACGGCGGAGGCGCCTTGATCAATCTTACACATACACGTGTAGGTACACCAACTTCAGCCGTAGCAAACGCAGCAGGTGGAGTGGTTCAAGGTTCACCAACTACGATCCCAGCTGGTACAGCGACTACTGCGACTATTGCTGGTGGGTCTGGCGTGGCTGTTTCAATTGCAGGAACTCAAGGTGCTGTTCTTAATGCGTTAAAGGCAGCGGTCCTAAGCTCAAATGGTCATGACGGCGACATTACAGCATCAGCTGATGTTGCAGAGACAGCCGGAGAAAAATCCATCACTTTTAAGCAGACTACTGCTGGAGATGCTGGAGAAAAGAATATCACAGAAGACATTGGTTCCTTTACAGTTCCAGCTAAGTTCTCCGGAGGCGCTAGCACAGCAGCGGGTAAGCCGGTTCTTCGTGGTGCTATCATGGCTGCTGATGGTGTGATTATTTCCTTAAAGTCTACACACGTTGCTGCCAATGATATTAACCCATCATCTCTAGGAGGAAAGAAGATTCCTCCAACAGCTGATAGAGCAGGTACGCTTTTGGTTGAAGCTGGTGCGTCACACGGAACAGTTACTACAGCAAATGGCAAACAGTCATTTGAGATGTATCTCAACGGACATGTTGGAACGGGCTTATTCCCTAACAAAATTAAGCTTTCACTAGACCCAGCTGATCCTAGCTATTTTGCAAAGGTTCTCAATACAGATCCTACAAAGATGAGAGAAGCTGGACACTACCTTTACGCACACTGGGATGTGCATCCTGCCCTTGCTCTTCCAGATGATGCAGAGGTCGGCACTGCTGGTGCAGGTGAAGAGGAAGCGGTCTTCGTTCTAGTTGGTGGAGCAGGAAGAAATGCAGGAACAGCTACACAACCAAACTACGAAGATTTCCAAGAAAGATTTAGAACTGCTAGAACACCGTGGTTTGTATCACAAGACTTTGGTGCTGGTGTCAAGAACTTGTTTAAGGTTCATGCTCTAGATGATGGTGCTTCTGCTAACGACTTGTTTAAGATCACGATCGAAAACATCGCAGCTAGCAGCAACCAAAACAGCAAGATCGGAAGATTTGATCTAGTAGTTAGAGACTTCTATGACAACGACTCAGATCCTAGAGTCTTGGAAGCCTATCGAGGTGTCAACTTAGATAGATCTTCTGAGAACTACATTGCACGAAGAATCGGTGATCAGCATGCGTACTACGACTTTGATCAGCGTGATGGAGCTCAGAAGCTAAGAATCGAAGGTGCGTTCACTAATAGATCACGATACATTAGAGTTGAGCTTCATTCGGATGTTTCTAGAGGTGCTCTTCCTGAAGAGGCGCTTCCTGTAGGGTTTAGAGGACACGGTCACCTTTCCTTGGACGGAGACTCAAGCCTTGATGTTATTCTAGACGGAAGTATTGCGGCAGCTTCAGAAATCAATATCGAAGAGATTCGAAGAATGAAGATGGTCCCAGTTCCCCTTAGAAGAAATTTGGCCCAGGGCAAAGGAAACAAGAAGCGCTCAAACGCCGACCTTTGCTGGGGAGTTCAGTTCGAACGACTAGACTCAGTCGATGAACCTAACAAGAATACAGTTGTTGATGAGTCAATCGCTTCTTTCACCAAGTTCTTCCCGGATCACAGAAAGGACATTGCTAGTGCATACGTTAGTGACAACGCAGGTGCAGCAAAGGTCGATGGCGCTGTGTTGGACAGTGATGTTTATAACAACAACTTCTTCTCACTAGAAAGAGTACAGGTTTCTAAGAGTGATCAAGACCGACCGGTTGTTAATCACTGGGAAGCTGCTGTTTATAGAAGAGATGGAACCAAGGCCGGAAGCCTTACACTGGCTGACGGAACAACCATCGCCGGCGGAGATACAAGATTCCTAGACGTTTCAAAGGACTTCGCTCACCTTCCAAGCAGAAAGTACTTGAAGTTTACGACGTTCTTGCAGCAAGGCTTCGATGGACTCAACATGTTCGATAAAGAGAAGTCAGCTTTGACAGATATCGCTGCACGTAGAGAATTCGTTGATTCTACAAATCAAGGTGGTGTCAAGGGATCAACGATCGCCGCGTATCGAAAGGCTATCGACGTCATGGAAGAAAAGGCTGACGTTGAAATTCAGCTGTTGGCAATTCCAGGCCTTCGACACCCATCAATTACAGACTATGCAATCGATTCAGTAGAAAACAGATTCGATGCGATGCTTCTGATGGACATTGAAGAGAAGGATCAAACCAACGGTTTCGTAACGGGATCAGCTGATCAGCTCACGAACGTGACTTACACCGTCAACAACTTTGAAAGCAGAAATCTGGATAGCTCCTTCGCAGCAGCTTATTTCCCAGACGTTGTGATTACAGACCCAGCTACAGGTGGAAACGTTAAATGTCCTCCATCAGTTGCGGTTCTCGGTGCGTTCTCATTGAACGACTCGGTATCACATCCCTGGTTTGCTCCTGCAGGATTTACACGTGGTGCCCTTAGTACGGTATTGGAATCACAAGTAAAGCTTAAGAGAGCTAATCTGGATGCCCTCTACGAGGCGGATATTAACCCGATCACGTCTTTCCCTCACACACCTGGTGTTGTGGTATTCGGTCAAAAGACGTTGCAGGCTGCACAAAGTGCTCTTGATCGTGTTAACGTACGTCGTCTTCTTATCGACATTAGACGCAGAGTTAAGAAGATCGCACAAAGCCTACTGTTCGAGCCGAACCGAGTTGATACGCTTGCTAGATTCTCCAACCTGGTGAATCCTGTTATGCAGCAGATTCAAGCTCAGCAAGGACTGGATCGATACAAGGTGCAGATTGATACCTCGACAACTACACAAGCAGATGTTGAGAACAATACAATCCGAGGCAAGATTTTCTTGCAGCCGACACGATCTCTAGAGTTTATCTCGTTAGATTTTGTCGTTACAAATCAAGGAGCCGAGATTTAATCTCGACAAAGACATACTTAGTAAATAAGGAAACTAGGAGACTACTAAAATGGCAGAGACACTTCAAGTCAGTGATATGCTACCAAATAAGTTTGAGCCGAAGCGAAAGTTTCGTTGGGTCTTCGCCATTGAGGGACTCGACTCCTTCTTGATGAAGACCGCTGCACGCCCCAACATTACCATTGCAGAGCAAGAGGTACCTTTCATGAACTCTACGAGATACATGGCAGGTAAGGCTAAGTTCGAAGCAATCTCAGTGACACTTTATGATCCGATCGCCCCGTCAGGTGCTCAGCAGGTTATGGAGTGGGTGAGAACACACTTCGAATCAGTCTCAGGCCGAGCTGGTTACGCTGATTTCTATAAGCGTGACTGCCAGCTTAAGCTCCTCGACCCAGTCGGTACTGTGGTTGAGCTTTGGGACCTCAAGGGGTGCTTCCTCACAAACGCTACTTTTGGTGACTTGGACTACGGTGCAGAAGATATGACCGAGATTTCACTATCGATCAGATTCGACAACTGCGTCCTTCAGTTCTAAGAAACTTCTTAAAACAAAACAACTAAGCCCGGTACCCCACCGGGCTTTTTTGTATTTAACATCTGGCCAGAACTGACTAATGTTATACGATGTGCAGTAAAAGCACCGAACAAACATATTGAGGAGACATAGTCAAGTGTCAGATAATGAAACAAGAAATCGGAATGAGGTATTTACTGCCGCTGAAGCACAGAAGGCAGGTTTTCAAACAAGAAATGTGATGATGGAGGACTTTAATTTTGAAGTTCCTACAGAATCTGTCCCACTACCTTCAGGCGGCACTGTGTATCCCGCTGATTCACCTTTGTCAGGTAAAGAGACGCTTGATATCAAGGCGATGACAGCCAAAGAAGAAGATATTCTGACTTCTAGAACTCTTATCAAGAAGGGTACTGTTATTAGTGCATTGATTCAGTCTTGCCTAATTGACAAGCAGATTGACCCCAACAAGATGTTGACTGGTGACCGTAACGCTCTTATGACAGCAATTCGAATTACGGGTTATGGTTCTGAATACAATGCAGAAGTAGACTGCCCAGCCTGTGGTGAGAGGTCTAAGCAGGAATTTAGTCTTGCTGAGCTTCCTCTTAAGCGTCTAGAGGTTGAGCCTGTCTCACCAGGCGCAAACTTGTTTACATTTAAACTTCCTGTGACGAAGATGGAAGTTAAGTTTAAGTTCTTGACAGGTGAGGATGAATCAAACCTTACAGTTCAGATGGAGCGACGCAAGAAGCAAGGAATGAAGGCAGACAACTTTGTTACGACTAGGTTGCACTATTCACTAGTTTCAGTCAACAACATCACGGACAAGACAAAGATCTCACACTTCATCAGGAACATGCCTGCTCGTGACTCTTTGGAGCTTCGAAAATATATTGACAAGAACGAGCCGGGGATTGACATGAAGCAATGGATGGACTGCCCACATTGTCTCGAAACCTCGGAGGTGCGCCTGCCAATGGGCGCCACGTTTTTTTGGCCTGACTCCGAGTGATAAAGAGATATTCTTAGAGCACATATTCAACCTCATGTACTACATGGGTTTCACATTCGAAGAATGTTACAGGCTTCCGGTGTGGCAAAGAATATGGTTCTTAGAGCGGCTGAACAAAGAGATTAAGGCAGCTAATGAAGCACAATCAGGCGCTTCACGTGCAGCTCATGCCAACGACCCTGAGTCTAGAGCTCTAATGGGTCGTGGCAGATCTCAAGTTCCTTCTAGACTAAGAAGATTCACTTAGGGCTTAATATTTATAGTCTGAAAGAGGTTTATCATGAATGACTTTACAATAGACGAGTCCGCATACGCAAGCTACATCATTGGGTCTTCAAAAAAAGTGAAGCTCAAAGGAAAGCAAGAAATTGTTGAAGCCACAAAAAATGTCCTAGAAGCTTCTAGAACCCTCTATGTGGCTCTAATCAACGAAGATACGACATTTGATCAAGTCGTACCCCTCCTGGAAAATAAGCGCGCTCACGCAAAAGCCTACAATAAGGTTACTGGTCGAATCTGGCGTCTATAGTTTCTACGGCAAGCTTTGGGCATTGAATACTTATTGCTGTTAAGCTTAACATGAGAGTGTATATAGCGTATGGCCGATGAGGGCGCACAATTAGGAATACAGCAGGAGATCAATAAGGTCCTCCAGGAGAGGCAGGCAATTATGGCTGCTTCTGC